TAACTGTAGTCGGTGGTAATATACCATCGGCAGCGTACGGTGGACTTGTATCGGGTCCTAAATCGGGATTTTTAGCCATGTTACACGGCGAGGAACTAGTAATACCCGAAGGTGGAATGATACCAGTAAAAAACAACAATACTGCAGTGGCCAGCGACACAACAGCGACAGACAGGCTAGTTGAAATACTATCTGCACAAACACAAAAGTATGATCAAATGATTGAAATTAGTAACAATATGCTGAGAGTTTTTGGAGATCAATTGAACACATCTAGAGAAATTTTAAATAACTCGTATACTTAATCATTATCTATAAATATAGTACATCTAGGAAATTATTGTGGCATCTTGGAAAAAATATTTTAAAACACAGAATCCTGCAACGGTAAATGCCAGTCCTATAAGTGGCAATCCGCAACCGGTTTTTAGAAATTATCAAAGCAATTTACCTGACGTATATATCGGGCATCCCAATCGTATTGAGCGATATAATCAATATGAACAAATGGACATGGACAGTGAAATAAATTCTGCATTGGATATTTTAGCTGAATTTTGCACACAGATAGATCCCAAAACCGGCAGGGTATTTGATATTCACTACAAAGAAGATCCAACTGATAACGAAGTAAACATTATAAAAGAACAGCTACAACAATGGATAAAATTAAACGAATTTGATCAACGACTGTTTAAAATAGTTAGAAATGCCATCAAATATGGAGATCAATTATTTGTTCGCGATCCGGAAAACTTTCAATTATACTGGGTCGAGATGAGTAAGGTTGTAAAAGTAATTGTCAACGAAAGCGAAGGCAAAGAACCCGAGCAATATGTTGTAAAAGAAATCGGTCCTAATTTAGAAAATTTAACTGTTACACAGGTTTCTGTCAGTGATACGTATATTACACGACCTCAAGTAGGGGGTCCCAGTGGTGCTTATGTACAGCCAAATGTTCCTTATTCGGGGGGTAGTAGATTTGGGAGGGCCCAAAATGAATGTGCTATCGAAGCTCAACACATTGTACATTTAAGTTTAACCGAGGGGCTCGACGTGACATGGCCTTTTGGTACTAGTGTATTAGAAAGCGTATTTAAGGTTTTTAAACAAAAAGAACTAATTGAAGATGCAGTGATAATCTATCGTGTGCAACGTGCACCGGAACGTAGAATATTTAAAATTGACGTAGGTAACATGCCGCCGCACATGGCTATGGCCTATGTAGAAAGAATTAAAAACGAAATACATCAACGTAGAATACCCACACAAACTGGTGGTGGTTTAAACATGATGGATGCTACATATAATCCATTGAGTACATTAGAAGATTACTTCTTCCCGGTAACAGCCGAAGGCCGTGGCAGCAGTGTAGATACACTACAGGGCGGCAGTAACGTAGGCGAAATCACTGATTTGAGATTTTTTACCAACAAATTATTCAGAGGATTACGTATACCCAGTAGTTATCTACCCCAGGATGTCGAGGATGGTACACAGACTTATAATGACGGAAGAGTTACCACAGCATTAATACAGGAATGGCGATTCAATCAATACTGCGGTAGGCTACAGAAAACACTCATCAAAAATTTAGATAAAGAATTTAAGTTATTCATGCGTTGGCGTGGTATTAATATTGACAGTTCTTTGTTTGAATTGCGATTTAACGAACCACAAAATTTTGCCAAATATCGGCAGGTTGAATTAGATGCATCTAAGATTCAATCGTTTACGCAACTAGAACAATTACCATATATGAGTAAACGATTTATGTTACAGAGATATCTAGGTTTAACTGAGGAAGAAGTAACCGAAAATGAACGTTTGTGGCGGGAGGAACGTGGAGACAAGAAAACTGGCACAGAGGATTTAGGACTCAGAGCCACAGGAATAACCCCAGGCAGTCTAGAGTCAGATTTAGAAACTTTTGCTCCAGAAGCACCCTTGCCACCCGAAGGCGCTGTTCCTGGACCCGAAGGAGCCGCGGCCCTGCCAGCAGGAGCGCCAGCCGCAGTACCAGCTGCAGCACCAGCAGGAGCGCCAGCTGCAGTACCCCCAGCAGGTTAAAATAAGTATAAATAAAATTATGAACCTATTCGAATTTTTTTCTCCAGAACCCTACGGATTTTATAGTGGTGGTCAAGATCAAAGTATTCTTAAAAAAGAGGATACTAGAAAAACACGACTTACTATTGATCAATTAAATCGATTAAGGATAATGAACGACATAAGAAAATTAGAATATGAAAAAAGTATAGACGGATTAGCGACACAATATGGGCCGCCTGCTCAGCCCGCAGGTCCTGGTTTAATGTAATAAGATGTCAAAATCCTTAAAAAACCGCGTTAAAGCGGTTTTTTTTTGAAAAAACATTAAATAGAATTAATATTTGAAGGAGTTCTTATGAACAAGTATGAAAAACTAATAGAATATATTATTTCCGAGCAAGAAGATCTTGCTCGTGAATTATTTCATGAAATCGTAGTAGAAAAAAGTCGCAGTATCTACGAAAGCCTAATGGATGAAACTGCAGATACTGATTCACAGATGGAACCCAAAGGGCAATCTCCGGTTGACGATTTAGTAGATGAAATCAGCGCCGAAGAAACCATGGCACTAGAAGATGCTGGCGAAATGGGCATGGACGATGAAGAAATGATGCCTGCAGACGATGACATGGCCATAGGCGATGAAGAAATGGACATGGGCGATGAAGAAATGGACATGGGCGATGAAGAAATGTCTATGGGCGATGAAGAAATGTCTATGGATGATGAATCCGAAATGGACGACTCAGTGGAGTTAGAAGATCGTGTCGACGACCTAGAATCGGCACTAGACGAACTCAAAGCCGAATTTGACAAAATCATGGCCGGCGAAGAAGAAGGCGAAGAAGATGGCGAAGAAGATGACGGGCTAGTACGCGAATACGTAGAAAAAGTTGGTCATCCTTCAAATAAGGCCGAAGGACATGAAGTAGGCAAAGGCGGTAGCGTAGCAGTCAACAAAAGCAGCGTAGTAGCTGGCAAGAACGACATGGGCGGCACTTCTGCCAATATCGCCAAGGGCGGAGCAGAAGCCAATCCCGATGGAACTTCTGCTAAGAAACCATCAAACTACGGAACTAAAGGTCAAGGTCAGCTAAAAGGTGCAGGTTCCTATGAAAATGTACCGGGTGCAAATACCAAAGGCTATAAAAACCGCGCCACAGCCAAAAAAGGCGAAGAAAGCGGTGTCAATAGAAACAGTATAGAACAAGGCAGTTAAAAGGTAAAACTTATGTACATGCTACGAGAAAGTTTAAGTTTTGATCAAGCCAGGATCACGCTTAATGAAGACAAAGACGGTAAAGGGGAATCTCTTTACATGGAAGGTATTTGTCTACAGGGCGGCGTTAAAAACGGCAACGGTCGAGTTTATTCTGTTAAAGAAATCACTCGTGCAGTAGATAGTATTGGCGGCCAGATTCGTGACGGTCATAGTATTCTGGGTGAGTTAGATCACCCAGATGATCTTAAAGTAAATTTAGATCGTGTAAGCCACATGATTACAAATATGTGGATGGACGGACCGAATGGATATGGCAAACTAAAGATACTACCTACCCCGATGGGAAATTTAGTTGGTACCATGTTAAAAAGTGGTGTTAAATTAGGAGTATCCAGTCGAGGTAGTGGTAATGTTGATGACTCAACAGGGAATGTAAGCGATTTTGAAATCGTTACAATTGATGTAGTTGCACAGCCCAGTGCGCCTAATGCTTATCCTCGTGCTGTTTACGAAGGATTAATGAATATGCGCTATGGGCATCGTGTTTTAGATATGGCACGCGATGCTTCTAACAATCAATCAATTCAACAACATTTGAAAAAAGCCGTAACTGGCTTGATCAAAGATTTAAAAATATAGGAGATAGGCGATGTTTGATGCTATCAAATCACTGATGGAAAGTGGTATGATCAATGAAGAAACACGCACAGCTATTAATGAAGCTTGGGAGTCTAAGTTAAACGAGGCTCGTGAGCAGATCAAAGCTGATTTGCGTGAAGAATTCGCAGGTCGTTACCAGCATGATAAGCAAGTGATGGTAGAAGCAATGGATCGTATGTTGACCGAAAGCCTACAAAAAGAACTAACTGAGTTTCATGAGGACAAACAAGCTCTTGCTCGAGATCGTGTTAAGTTTCAACAACACATGATTGAAAGTGCGAAAAAATTTGATGCATTTGTAACACGTAAATTAGCCGAAGAGATCACAGAACTTCGTGCAGATCGTGAAAATTACAAGAATGCATTGGGTGTAATGGAAAAGTTTGTTGTAAAACAATTAGCCGAAGAAATTCAAGAGTTCAATCAAGACAAACGTGCATTAGTGGAAACTCGTGTTCGTTTAATTTCAGAAGCCAGACAAAAACTCGAAACAATAAAAGAAAACTTTATTAAGAAAAGTGCATTTGCTGTAGCTGAAACTGTAGAGCGAGGTCTAACAGGCGAGATCACTCAACTCAAGGAAGATATTCAACAGGCCAGAGAGAATATGTTTGGCCGTAAACTGTTTGAAGCATTTGCCAATGAGTTTGCTGTTACCCACTTGAATGAAAATAAAGAAATTCGTAAATTACGTCATCAACTTGAAACTCGTGAAAGACAATTAAGTGAATCACTACAACAAGTTGAACAGGCTGCTACTTTAATTGAAAGTAAACAGCGTGAAATACGTATAATTAAAGAATCAGCACAGAGACAAGAAATTGTTTCTGGTTTGCTAAAAACGTTAAACAAGGAAAAGGCTCAAGTAATGAGTCAGCTCCTTGAAAATGTTCAGACTGACAAGCTCCAGTCTGCATTTGAAAAGTATCTACCAGCAGTCCTTAACGAGACTTCGGTTCGTACCAAAAAAGAATCATCGGTATTAACAGAAAATCGTAAAGTGGCTACCGGAGATAAATCTGCTGTAAGTGCCGCATCGGTTGAATCATTGAATAATGTGGTTGAACTAAAGCGGTTAGCAGGGCTTAATTAATTTAGTTTAGGAGAAAAGGAAAGACTATGAAAGCCGAACTATTAGAAAGCCGTTGGGGCGAGACCAAGCAAGCCCTGTTAGAAGGTCTACAAGGTTCTCGTCGTACAACAATGGCAACCGTACTTGACAATACTCGTAAGTATCTATCAGAAAGTGTTACCGCTGGATCAACCGTTTCAAGCAACGTAGCTACATTGAATCGTGTTATTCTTCCAGTTATTAGACGTGTAATGCCCACTGTTATTGCTAACGAAATCATTGGTGTTCAGCCAATGACCGGACCTGTTGCTCAGATTCATACACTACGTGTTCGTTATGCTGAAAATGCTAACAGCACTGCCAGTGCACCATTTGACACTGATGTAACAGCCGGAGATGAAGCACTAAGTCCCTTTAAGATTGCTACAGCATACTCGGGCAGTTTAACCACTGGTCGTGCAAGTGCCACTAGCGCCCTTGAAGGCGAACCTGGACGTAAAATTAATGTTCAGATTCTGAAGCAAGTTGTTGAAGCTAAAACACGTAAGTTAAGTGCTCGCTGGACATTTGAAGCAGCACAAGATGCACAAGCAATGCATGGTCTTGATGTCGAAGCAGAAATTATGGCTGCTTTAGCACAAGAGATCACCGTTGAAATCGACCAAGAAATTCTTGGTTCACTACGTGCTCTGGCCTCAGATGAAGAAACATTCAATCAAGCAACTGTTTCTGGTACTGCAACTTTCGTTGGCGACGAACATGCTGCTCTAGCAGTTTTAATGAATCGTGTTGCTAACAAGATTGCTCAGCGTACACGTCGTGGTGCTGGTAATTGGGCCGTTGTAAGCCCACAGGCCTTAACTGTTCTACAGAGTGCAACTACAAGTGCATTCGCTCGTACAACCGAGGGAACATTTGAAGCCCCAACAAACACCAAGTTTGTTGGTACATTAAATGGCGCCATGAAAGTTTATGTTGATACCTATGCTGCTGACAATACTCGTGTATTAGTTGGTTACAAAGGTTCCAGCGAAGCTGATGCTGCTGCATTCTACTGCCCATATGTTCCATTAATGAGCAGCGGAGTTATTCTTGATCCTAGCACTTTCGAGCCAGTAGTTGGATTTATGACACGTTACGGATACATCGAGCTTACAAATACTGCAAGTTCGTTTGGTAACGCTGCCGACTACCTCGGTGAGATTGTTGTTCAAAACGTTACTTTCCAGTAATCAAATCTTCCAGTCGGGATGGGAAGTCAAAAAGGGCCGCAAGGCCCTTTTTGTTTGACTATAAATAAAATTATGAATATTGCTGAAATTATCACTGAATCTTGGCCAGGACGAAATCGAAATCGTATCTATAAACTTTTAATAGATACAATTGATT